AAAAATAACTTGAATTGGATTGCATCCACAAATGTTTCGTGTAATAGTTTTCCGAACTTTTCGTTCTCAATTCTAACGGAGTAAGTATTTGTTTTCATATGTTTCAGTTTGATAGGACAAAGATAATACTTTTTTTGATATAAACAAAAAAAACCCCAACAAAATTTACTCTGTTGAGGTTTTTATAATACCAGCTATAAAGAAAGGGGCTGTTGGCTTATGAGATTATAAATATATTGTAAAATTAGAAAAGTCATTATTTTTTTAAGATTCTTGTAATTAATTTACATAATTGGTCGTTTTCATCTTCAAATGGTAGATTTTCAAGGTCAAAGTATCCACACTGAGAGTGTTCATCGCCATCAAAAGCATTTTCTAAGTCAGGATTTATCTTCTCGTCTGTCTCCATTAAAAATACATACATTAACCCTTTAATCTCGGAACCATCGCGATTATATCTTTTAACAAATCCAACTAATTTTAAATCATTGTCTAATGTATAGTCAGTTTCTTCTTTAAATTCTCTTTGAATACCATCCATTGGATGCTCATCTTTTTCTAAATGACCACCAGGAATACTCCATTGTCCCGGCAAACTACCCGTAGCGTTTCTTTTACATAGTAATACCTCATCACCACATTTGACAATTACACCGGAATATCGTTTTACTTGTTTCATTTTATATTTTTTTGTGTATTTATAAGTATATGGAATTAACTATAAACAAAAATAAATTCAAAGTCAAAACTGTTATCTCATCCAAAGACACTAGTCAAGGTATGATGAACAAAAGATTTGACGATACCTTTAATGGTATGTTATTTATTATGTCCGAAGGTCAACACTGCTTTTGGATGAAGAATTGCATCATCTCATTGGATATCATTATGATTGAAGATGATGTTATAACAAAAATTCACCACAACTGTCCCCCTTGTAAAACCAAAGATTGTAGAAACTATTGTGGTGAAAGTGATATGATACTTGAACTTCAAGGTGGAACCTGTAAAAAATTAGGTATTAAATCCGGTGATAAAGTTATTCACTACGATTGATTTATCTTCTCCTGTAATAATTTCACAAACTCATTCTGAATCATTTTGGTAAACTTAATATAAGGAATATCTTCCGATTCTCTATTATATCCACCACTATTTTGAGGTGGTCTGGTACTTCTACCCATAAAGTTTAACCCTGATATATTTGTAATACATTTGTGTCCCCCACTATTTGCTTGAATAAAGTCCCAAGCATTTACATTAATATCATCTAACATTTTTCTATGTTCTTCAGGTAACTCAGAAAAAGGCATTTCCATCATCTCACCAATGTGGATTAACTTCTCCTTACCATTTTCCATATTTTTAAATTCCTTACCATATAAAGCAACAAAATCTTTGAATGTAAATCCTGTTGATTCCGAATTAAAATCTTTTGATGATTCTGAAATCCACTTGATTGTTGAAAGAGATATCTCTCTTTGTTTTAATTGACCTTCCCATTTTGATAATACTTCTTGAGCAATCTCACCTAAATTTACACCTTTTAGTTGACGCTCACTTTTGAATGGATTACAAGATGCTTGTACTAACCCTAACGGCCAAGCAATAACTATAAAGTCAGCCTCCGGATTATTTTTAAATGGTGTATATCTATCGTATGAACCTGGTTTAAACATTGACCCACCACCGTATTGAACTATGATGTTACCCAATACTTTAACATTAGGATTGTCTTGCATTGATTTAACATACTCATCTTTATTCACTTCAAGTTGTTCCGGTTTAGCGTAACCTTTCTCAACCATTATTTTTTTAATGGTATGAAGTATGTTTAATAAAGATGGAGTACAATCCATAACCAAAGTTTCTAAGAAACCTGGCTTGTTTTTAAATGCTAATAATAGTTTATTAACAACTAACCCCATTAACATTTTATTTTTTTCTAATGACTTATCTTTATCTAATCTAAACAAATAAGAAATTACTTCATCAACTGAAATGTTGTTAGAAGCATAGTTTGCCGAATCAACAGTAGATATTAGTAATATATCTGAGGATGGGAATAATTCTTTTGGAGAAACTACCTGAGAGATGGTTTCAACATTTGAACGAGAACTTCTAAATGAGGTTGATTTAGTATCTTCAGCACCTGCTTGTCTATCGTGGTGGTCTGTGTGAATCACAAACATTGGTTTTCCGTGAGCAAAATCTACTAATACAGGCATCACATCCCCTTTGGCGTCATTCTTCTTTACAGCAAACTCTTTATCACCATATTGGATAATATGAGACCCAACTACTTTAATACCATTGTTCTCAAGGTATTGTTTCATCGCAATAGCCGTAGTGACACCATCTAAATCTTGGTGAAAATATATTTCAGCTTTAGGGTATCTTTTAGCAAGAGCGTTAATGTCTCTTAATCCACTTTCGGTTATAAGTTTTTTCATATTACATTGAAGGTAAGATAGTAATCGCAATAACATCACCACCTTTAAGACCTTTACTCAAATTACAACTTTTATTTGTTGATATAATTTCATCAACACTTGCAACTCCCGGGTATTTTGACGCAATATCACTCAATGTATCACCTGATTTAACTTTATATAGTTTAACATTATAACCATATAATGATTGGATTCGTTTTGGGTCACCAAAACAATATTTACCCCCCATTTCAGGTTTAATTGTTCTCATTTGAACATCAACCGCTTGTTGTCGATTCATTTGTTCATTAACTAAACCATATTTAGCACGAATATCACTTCTTTCTTCCTCTGAAATTATAAATCTTTTTGTCATAGTGTTTGTTTTAGTTATAAATATACTGAAAATAAAAAAGAGGTTATAACACCTCTTCATTTAATTCTAATTTTGTTTGTTTTCGTTCATCAATTAACACTTGAACTCTTTTCCGAGCAATCTCTGTATAATCCGGAGACACCTCAATCCCAATCCATCGTCTATCTAATAATTCTGCTGCGAAGGCCGATGTTCCGCTTCCCATAAAAGGGTCAAGAACTATGTCATTCTTATACGATAATATTTTAATTGCCTTTGATGGGATATCCATTGAGAATGTGGCTTTAGTTAATGACCTAGTATCCGCAAAATATTCCCATCTTCCAAACACCAAGTTCATAAACTCTTTCTTATCTTCGTCTTGATAAACCATTTTGTTTTTAACCTTACCATCTTCAGTAGTAACCTCAGTTGGAGTTCCTAACCATTGTGAAACCCCTTTAGATAATTTTTTACTACTTTTCTTATAAGCCAAAATGATACATTCTTTTGGATTATAAACATAAGGTGCCGAAGCACTCATCCAAGAACCCCAAGCTGTCTGTCTAACTCTATGAGGACTATCTTCTGTAAGGTCAACTAATCCACTAAACTTAAACCCAACTTCTTTCATCATCATCCAAAACTCAGCAACAAATAATATCCTTCCACCTCTTTCTTGAACATTCAATTCATTTGGAACATTCACAGCAATTCTACCATCATCTTTTAATACTCTCAATGCTTCTCTTAACCAATCCTTTGTCCATTCGTAATATTCATCCATTGGTAAATCATCCTTATGAACATCATACGCAATGTTTACGTTATATGGTGGTGATGTTACTATTAAATCAATTGAACCTTCAGGAAATGTTTTCATTACCTCAATACAATCACCATTTATAATCTTTCCTGTTTCTATCATATTACTCTTTTAATTGGTATTCCCAACCATCTTCTTTTTTTATTGGTGTAATTTCTAAATCTAAGAACACTGCGTTCTGCTCACCTGCGTGTAACCCTAATATATTATAATCGTAAAACTCTTCTGCTTCACCCATAGTCATTAGGTCTCTTTCTTGTAGTATATTTAATATTCCTTGTTTGGAATATAACATCTTTCTTCCCGGAGAACCAAAGTCCTCTACAATCCCAATTATAGCACCCTCTAACCCATCCAATAGAACCGCACCTTCTGCGTATTCATCAATATCAACTGTTACTTTCAAGTCTCTCAATTTTACGATTCAAATACCACAACGCTTTTTTCATATCCTGAAGTTCTTTATCAGTATCTTTCTTACCCGCTCTCGCAACATATTTAACTACGTTGAAGATGTAAGCATCTTTATCGAGACCCCAAGCTTCGCATACATTAACCACCTCATAAGTTTTATCATCCCCAAATTGGTAATGACTAGGGTGATTAACCATTTCTTTATTTTCACTCATTTTTTAATAAATTTGATTTATATTTTTTTAAGAAATTATAACAAAAAATAACCATATCGTCAACTCTTTGTCCCGGAGGTTGTGACTTTACCCATAATTCCAAATTATCCGGAGAATTATCGTCTCTAATACCATTTTTGTGATGTACTTCCTCATTAGGTTCTAAATAACGACCAATCATTTCTTCCATAACTAATCTATGTTCTCTAACATATCCATTAGGATTACTATTTGGATGTTCAGGATTATGTTTTAACACATATCCTTGAGGAGTTTTTATTGTACCACCCTTCCAATTATGATTTTCACTACCTTTTCTACCGCAACCACACGAAGTATGTTTACCATTTCTAAGACCTGCAGTAGGAGCAATCACTTCATTTCCACAATCACATTGACATAACCAATGATTCAAATGTTTACTATTTTTATACGGGACTCTTTTTATTGGGGTTAGTTTACCAAATTGTTGACCCTCAATATCAATCCTTTTTAATTTTGACATAGTCTCTTTAACAAAACATCCACAAGATTTTGAAGTTCCTTTATTTAGATTACTACCTCTAACATCTCTAATTGTACCACATTCACAAGCACAATTATAGTATTTTTCACCTTTTTTACTGACAAAATCAGAAACAGATAAGATTGTCCAATAATTAAATTTATCACCAATTTTTAGTTCAAGTTGTTTCATAATATTCTTTACCAATAAATATCACCATATTACGATTTTAACACCACACTACGAAAATTTCTTTATTTTCTGACATACTATTCTTCTCTATATTCACCTAATAATTCTTCATCAGACATAATCCCTGAGAATTGTTCTTTTATTTTTGATGTATCCACGTCACCATACATTGCGTGAATGGTTGTTTCTAATTGGTCTGCGAAAGTCAATGCGTCATAGATAACACCAATAACTTTATATGGGTTAGCATTTGATGATGGTCTTCTATCCTCAAGGTAACCTTTCCAAGTTTCACCAACTGATTTAGGAACTCTAATAGACGCACCTCTATCTGATACACCCCAACTAAATTTATCTATTGATTGTGTTTCAAATTTACCAGTTAACCTTAAATGATTATCTGAACCATAGTTGTCAATGTGAAGTTCTTTTCTTGTCTCAAATGAATTGAAGATTGATTTAAAATAACTCTCACCACCTACTTCTCTCATCTTTTTGTTTGAGAAGTTTGTATGTAATCCTGAACCATTCCACTCACCCCATATAATTGGTTTTGGATGAAGTTCAATTGAATAACCTCTTTTCTCGGCTAGTTTATGTAAGATGTAACGCGACATCCATAAGTCATCAGCCGCAGCTAATTTACCTTTGGAGAATATTTGATATTCCCATTGTCCTAATGCAACCTCAGCGTTAGTTCCTTCAACATTGATACCCAAGTCAAGACAATAATCCAAATGCTCATCACTTAACTCTCTACCTACTATTTGTCCACCAACACCACAATAGTATTTACCTTGTGGTTCAACATTACTACTTCTTTCAAACCCCAATATATCCTTGTTGTGTCCTGAACGAATAAAGTATTCTTGCTCAAACCCAACCCAAAAATCGGTGTCTTCATTACCTAATTTACTTCTGTCGTTAGTTTTGTGTGGTTGATTGTCTTTATTCAACACCTCACATAAAACATAAACCAAATTAGTATTACCTTTTTTATACATTCTAACAGGTTTAAGATAACAATCTGAAGAGAATCCTTCGGCTTGCATAGTTGAGCTACCATCAAATCCCCACGCAGGGATATCACTAACCTCTTTTGGTAATGTGTCAACAATTTTAATTTTACTTCTTAAATTTGGTTCCGGTTTATAACCGTCCAACCAAATATACTCTAAACGAATCTTCATAATTTTGATATATAATATTTACCTAATTTAATACTTTTTTTATATCCATTTCTTACTAAGAATAATGGATTTGTCGTTACAGTTAAACCCTCACCAGGAGAACCAAATATGATTGAGTAACTAAATGGTGATTTATTAAAAATAATTGGATACTTGAATATCCTAATTATTGTTTGACTACAATCATCACCAATATAATGTGTTTTTTTAGATAGCCACATAAAACCCTTCACTTAAATTACTTTCTTTAATAAACCCTTCAGATATTAAGGTATCCAATTGTTTTTTGGTTTCATCCATATTTTTTCTAAGAATGTATTTGGAGATGTAACTGATGTGGATTGGTTGTCGTAACTTATCCATTAAGGTTTTAATTTGTTTTTTGTCCATTATGATAATAATTTTCTATTTATTTTAATGTTTTGATTGATATATGATAATATTTTTCTTTTAAAGATTGGGACTAATGTTTGTTCTAAAGGAAACACATCATTACAAAACACTTCAAAGATTGGATAATCACATTCTTTGTTTTTCTCGTATGTTTTTGAAAATGTAGAGATAATTTCCGGTATAGTCAAACTATCCTGACAACCTTTAAAAATTAATTTTAATGATGTTTTTGTTTGTCCTTTGGTTTTATACACTTTTCTTGTTGTGTATTGCCAAACATACACTTTCTCAGGGGTTTTATATGAAAAAAAACCTGATTTACTTTGTAGATTGTTTTTGTTTTTCTTTACAACAACATCAATAGAATCAAAAACAATACTCCAAATTGATTTTGCAAAGTTGAAATAGTCGTGTAGTTGGGGTTGACTACTTTTTAATATTTTTTGATATTCAATAACTTCCTCGTCATCTAAAATAGGAATGTCTTTAACCTTTAAATCAGATAACACTAGTTCATCGTCATTGGAGGTTAATTTTTTATCAACATATAAAATTTTGTTTTGTGTAAGTAAGGTCTGTATATTACCCAAATGTAGTGAAAGTTCAATAAACATTGGATAAACCTCCATTCTCTCAAGATGTTTATTCATCTTTTGGAAGTAATCTAATAACACATATTGTTTTTGCTCAGCATCTAAAATACCTTCAAATAACCAATCGGTATCCATTATAAATTTATTTTTCTGTTTCATTCCCATATTATATTATTTAAAATATACGGGAAAAGTTTGAAAAAAGGAATAGTTTTAGTTAGTTCTCATAATATAATAGGTTACACCATTAACATCTTCACTATCATAATTGCCATCATAACTATTCATAATACCCCAACCATCGGAATCAACTAACCCTTGAGCAAGTTCGTCTTCATTAATATAATCTTTAATATCATAACCAAGATTGTTAAGATAATCTAATGGGTCTCTTCTTACGTCTCTAACTAATTCAGCAACTTTGGTCTCAATCATATCTTCAGTTGGTTCAGTATCAACTTCAATATTATCTAACTCTTCTTGAAGAGCGTCAATTTGATTTTGTATATCCTCCTCATAATCATAATAATTTTCATCATCAGAATCTAATTCTCTTAATTGTTCTTCCAAATCAGCAATTTGAGATTCAAGTTGTTCTATCCTTTCTTCTTGTTCATCAGTCAATTGATAATCCTCATCACTGAAGTAACTATCCGGATAATCTCTAATTTGATAATCATAATCATCTTCAGCCATACTAACAATAGCATCAACATCTAAATAATCTTCAATAAATGATTCACTAAATCCACCAGCACCAGCATCGTCAACATAATTTTTAGCGTATTCTAATGCCGCCTCATCCATTTCTTCATAAGTTCCAACAGCGTATTCTCTATCCTTGAATCCCGGAATTAAAATCTCAAATTGTTGCAATCCATAATAACGATATCTTGGCTGCGCATACATCATATAAACATCAGCGTCATTTTCCTCTAACTCTTCAATTTCCGTTTGTGTTTCATCAATAGCTTCTTGAACTTCGTACGCCCTATCATCATTATCATCAAGTCCCTCATATTCTCTTTCTAAATCTTCAAGTTTTTGACGTAGGATTACTAATTTTTCTTTATCATCCTCAGATAATGGGTCTATTTCACCATTATTAACTAAGTTATCAAATAACGCGTGAGCCTTTTCTCCGGTCTCATCACCCTGTTCTAAAGCCCATTCGTCACTATCACGAAGAGATTCTTGACCAGCAAGTTTAGCGTTTAATTCTTGTTTTTCTCTAATTCTTTCACGAGGAGAACCAGAATCCCAAATATGTGATTTACTCTTTAAATTACCTAAATCAGCAACTTTAGTATTACGAATATCTAAAGAACCATCAATATAAGCAATTGGTCCAATATCCTTAACATTCTTACCACTTAAATCTAAATCACCGGTAATATATAATGGTTTTTTACCATATTGTTTCATTCTTCTAAATACATCACCATTATTACTGGCGTATTTCATCATATCCAAATAATCCTCCGGAGATATTCTATAATAATCCTCCTCAGTTTGTTCTATAATTCGTTTAATTACTTTGTGTAATTCAGATTCAGTAAGTTGCATTTTTCTACCCATAACAATAAATATCCGCTAAGATACAAAATTTATTTACTTATTATCATTTAAGTTGATATTTATGGATATATAAACTTTAAAACATATATCAAGATGGGTTGTGGATGCAAACAAAATCAAGGAAATCAAACTCCTCCACCACCACAAACGAATACTCAAACAGGTCAAGGACAACCAACTTCTCAACCTATTCAAGAGTCAATTCGTAAAGTGGTTGAAAGATATTACAAAAAGTAATTACTGAGCGTTTGGGGTGAAAAAATTTGAGGGAACATTTTTGTTCCCTTTTTTTATTTATAATTAAAATTAATTTCTATATCATTTCGTATAACTTAAAAATATGAAATATATAAATGAAAACTCAAACAGAGGATTGGTTAATTTATTCTCCGACTACATAGTCAATCAAATAAATAAATACAAACAATATGATGTTGTTATTGAAGTAACAGATTGTGGTAAATTCTTTGTGGTTAATGGAATGACTAACTCCGACAAGATTTTGGATATGGTTAAAGTAAAAGAATCTTTCCTTGAAAGTTATAAATCACTATTAACTAATTTTGGTTATGAAAATGTCAATGTGATTGATTTAATTATGTATGGAAAAGAGTTATCAAAAAAAGATAATTATACTTTTGATTTCTACAATTCTTCAAGACCAATATACCACTACAAATTAATCAACACCATTATTGAATCATCCCAACCTAAATTTAATTCAATTTCTTACACCAATAGATTAGAATATGAATTGGATTACTCGGAAGACAATACACACCATTTAGATTTTTATACTTACGTTCCTCTAAACATCTCATCCGAGTTTCCACACGGATATAGTTTGAGTATGGGAAGACAAGAGTTATACTACTCAGAATACATTTGTAATCAATTGTTTGATGTTATTCTAACCGACAAATTAACTTTTAAATATTCGTCTGTTAAACAAGATGACGATAATCAAATTAATATTCACTCAATGAGTCTATTCCCACGAAAAGATATTATTTCTATGGTATTGGATGTGTTTGATTTTGATATGTTGGTATTTAACGATACAATAAAAAATTATGACATTATGGAAGACATAACCAAACCATTCGATAAAAAACCTTGGCTATTAAGAGATAAGATTAAAGACCTGATTCTATTTTAAAAAAGAAAATCCCCTAACTTGGGGATTTTTTTATTTACCATTTAGAGATTTTTGTAACGCTGTTGCCGCACCACAACTACCACCTTTTTTATTTCCTTGACCTTCCATTCCTGGTAATTCAGCGTCAGGACCAGATTGTCTTTTCTCAACCATCTTCCAATAATCCTTTTCAGTTTTACCGGGGTTATCCGCAATCCAATTATCAACCCTTTTTTTCTGAGCCGCCTCAATTGGTGCAAGTCGAGCAGCATTAGCCTTTTTTTGTTCTTCTCGTTTTTTTAAATACTCCTGTTTTTTTTGTTCAGCAGGAGTTAATGTTGTTTGAGTTGGTGTTATACCTGTCGTACTTTGCTCAACCAAAAATTTATACTGAGATTCTTTAATTACTATTTTCATACCAATAAATATCCCATAAATAAAAAATCCCCTAACTTGGGGATTTTTTTATAGTCCAAAATGTTCTTTAATGATTGCAACACCTTCTTCAATCTCGTCATAATCTCTGTCGGGAGCATATAGATAACTCTTATGGTCATCTGTGTCCGGTGATTCAACTATCATAAACGCAGGAACAAATTCATTCTCAGTAATCTCAACAAACATTTCGTATTCATCTTCATGTTCGTTAATATCTCTAACCTCAAATGGAATGTTTGATTCCTTTAATTGTTTCTTCATTGTCTCACAGTGGGGACAACCTTCCATTGTGAAAAGAATTAGTAACTTATCCATTGATTAGGTTAGATGCCAAATCTTTTATTTGTCCTTCCATCTGAACACCTGTTTTAGAATCAACAACATCACCATTGTTGAACACTTTAATTGTTGGGACTGCTCTAACACCATACTTCACAGCAATATCTCTATTGTGTTCAACATCCATAGTGTATAATTGAACAGGGGAGTTATTATTTCGGTATTGTTCCGATAATTTCTCAAAAGTTGGCTTCATCATTTTGCAGGGACCGCACCAGCTGGCGTGGAAGTCCACAATTAATTTTTCACCATTTGCAATTTTTTCCTGTAATAATTCTTGTGTAATTTCCATTCTTAATCTTTTTTTGTTAATCGTTTTATTTGTAGTAATAAATACTCTACTACATTTTGTTTATCCACCCTTGTTAAAATAAATATCTTAGTTCGTGACTTGCGTAAAATTAAAATTCCGGTTGCGTCATATTCATATAATCTATCATTATATAATGTTTCGTGTTCATTATTTACAAAATAATCAAACCATAATAAAAGTGATTTATTTAATAATTTGTCCGTGTCTTCATTAGACAGGTTTGGATACACTTCAATAATACTTGGTTGTGTTAAGAACCTAGATTTAAACGTATCTATACAATTTTGTGGTATTTCTTTCATATTATAATTCAAAATTATCATCATCCCAATTATGAACAGGAACAAGGTTATAATTATTATACGAATTTAATTTCATAATTGAATCGTTTTCCCAATCTAAATACACACTTTTTTTATTACTTGTAAGACTATAATATTCCTTAATAGTGTAATCAGAGAATACTTTTCTCCCCCCAAATTCACCACCAATCTGTAATGTATCAAACAACTTCTCACGAACAATATATTCAATTCTATCATCCAATTTACTCAAAACATCATCCCAACTATTGTCTAATCTATTATTACGTTTTCCCAAAGTTTGAACTCTTCTCAACATAAAATACATTTCATCCGGCCACACAAGTGGTGTCACCTCAATCTCAATTGACGCTCTTTCTTCAGTTTCTCCCTCACCACGTCTTAGTGATATCAATACAGAACTCACACGTTTAACATATGTCTTAACACAATTGTTTTGGAAGAACGACTCGTTGTTGTATCGTTTTGATGTTGTTAATACCTCAGGAAAATATGGACCATCTTTAGTTAAGATAACCTCATTCACTTTATCCACAAACTCTTGGTTGTAGATTCTAGTAAAGTCACCATTTGTATAATGGTTATATTTCTCCGACCAATCATAATGCTCTTGGACAAACTCATCGTGAGTTCTTGATGTCCATTTAACCGATTCCATCTCATCCAATAAACGATAAAATCTAAAGTGGTCTTCAATTACATTATTGTTAACTAATCCTTTTTGAAATAATTTATATATTTCAAAGAAATTGGAGAACTCTTTTTTTGTTAATAACCCTTTTCCAATATTATTATGAAATACACTTTGTTTATTATGTTCCAATAATAATTGAACAAACTCATCCGGTTGATTTAAAATAAACTTATCCCCAAATATTGAACAAGCGTTGTTAAAATTATTCACACCCTCAAATGATTTAACATTATGTAATACCCTCTTAACCTTATCCCCCTTTAAGTTATGAACCTTCATTAAAGCATCAATATACTTATACTCACACTTTACCAAATCTTTCTTCTTTGGTTGGGGGTAGGTATTCATAAGTTCAAACCAATTATTTGGGGCTTTAATTCCTTGAGCATCCAAATATCTTTTATAAATTCTTTGTTCAGGAAGTAAATCAGCATATAGTTCAGTTCCGGGAATGGCATTAACAAAGGTTGAGATTACCTGATTAACTATCGTTGGGATATCAACTTTATCTTTATCAACTATTGAGTTGAATGACTCCCTTAAATATCGTCTCATATTATTAATTGGGTCACTGTTAAAAAGGACTCTTCTAATTTTTTTACGACATTTTGTTTTCAAATGATAATTCTGTAATGAACCGGTATATAACGCATTTGTTTTATAGTTGAATGTGATGAACTGACATTTAGTTCTTAATTTAAACCACTTACCTGCAACACGTCTTGTTTTACTATAATCAAATATCTTGAAAGAAACTTTATCATTCTCTTTAGTCACACAAATAATTGCTCTATTCAAATATAATTGAGCAAGTGGGTTTCCGTAATGTTCTACAAATTTTTCTTCTGTATCGTAATCCGCATTAAAAGTATAGTCACCCCAAGGAGTATAACTTGTATGTCTTCCCGAACTTAAACTAGTTTCAATCGTTCCCCAATCAAACTCGTCATCAACTTCTTTTTTAAGAGGACGAATAGGATTGGTATCCAAGTATTCAGACACTTGATACTTTTTTACGGTATAGTTAAATAATTCTTCTTTCATCAGGTTTATTTTGAATCACAAAAGTAAGACATTAAATTTAAATATACAAATTAATTAAGGGAAAAATGAGCGAATTGTGTGTGATAAATTATGGACTTAATCTTATCCATATCAACCTCATCGTTTTGAGATTTTTTAAGAGCCACAACAATAGATATGATTTGTTTTTGGGTTAAGGAAACATCCTCTCCGTTCTCAATATTATCTAATGATTGTTGTTTTACTCTGTCGTAGAAGTCGTCCTTTAAAACATCCCCAATTAACTCAAGTAAGTCATTGGGGTTGTTATTAAAGAAAGATATAAATTGATTAATGTAGATTTCAACGTCAACATTTTTCATAGTAGTAATTTTTTAAATTATTCATCAAAATAATACATCATATTCTCAAAGAAATGGTCTTTCATTTTTTCAGGAACACGAATATTTGGGTTACATCCAACTAAATTAATAAAAATAATTTTTGGAAATGAAGTCATCACACAATCCGGTATTGATTTTAAATTTTTATTATTTGGTAAAGCGATAAATAACATATTTTCTAATTCACAGATTGAAGCCGGTAATTCACTAATAATATTTTCAAATAAAACCGATTTTATTTTTTTAAAACGACTAATAGATTCCGGTATTGTAATATTAATGTTTTCATTAGATGTATTAACAACATTTAATTCCGTAATTGTATCCGGTAGTGAATTAAATAATTCATCAAACCCGTATAAAGCAATAAATTTACCTGTTGCCGAATCCGGATATTTAATTTCAACTTTATTTCCACCACCAACATTTCCTTTGATAAATCCTTTTACAAACTCAGGTTTTAATAATTCTTTAAATTCTGACCATTTACCATTTAACCACTCAACAATCGGCACATTACCCTCACGAGAATATTGGTCACGAGATTTAAACTGATTAGTTGGGAAGTGTATTTGATATCTTTCAGTTGGTAATCCTGTAATTTGACCTACCTGACCTTTATCATCATTAGCCATGAAGATATATAACGGACCTTGTTGTCTATATCCATTGGAATGAGTACTCCCTTCAGCCGCAGTACACCAATTAGATTCACCTCTAGCAAGACCTCCATTATAACCCCCAAAATAAGACGCAGCTTTAGAACCTAAATCACCTTTATCCGAAATTCTAATTAAAGTATAATCTGTCCCAACTTTTAAGATTTCAGAACCAGGGAAGTTAAAGTTTGTTTTAGCCTCAACCCCCGTTTCTTTTTTAACTTTTTTACCTCTATACACACCCAAATCAACAGTATCATTACCAACTTTAACTTGTAATTGAGATAATTCCGGAAAAGATTTAATAGAATTAATATCTTTCTTAGACGCATCAACCAAAGTACCCTTAAATCTTTCGTATTTTGTTAATAAATCTTTGAATTGAGGTAAATCTTCTAAAAAGTGTCGTCTGTATTCAGTCGCATCTCTTTTATATACCTCAGTACCAATCTCGATAGGTTCACCATCTTCACTTGTTAAATATGGTTTAACAAATATATTCAACATCCATTGAGTATATTTACCAACTTTAATTAAATCACCTGTCATATCAGCAATAGAGGCTCCAGCGATATCATAATTTTGAGGAACTCTTGTTGTTGGGTCAGCAAAAACTATATCTCTAACAATCTCAAAAGGTAAGATACCTTTTTTTCTATCACCACTAGGTAAAACATATTTTTTATACAATACTTGAAAACGAGCGTCTTCTGTAATTAAGTTTGATAATACTTTTGTAATCTTCATTTTAATTGTTTTTTATTATAAATATTTGATTTTTGTAAATAATTCGTTAAACCCATTTACTTTTCTTTAACGAGACAAAGATAATACATTTTTTTTAGTATCCAAACTATTTTACGTAATTCATAATTAGAAGTTCTTCACCCATATTTTGAGCCTTACCTTTCTTAGCCGCAGCCGCCTTAGCAAACTCTTTCTTCTCCCACACATATTGAGTTTCCGGAAACCAAGTGTGTAATTGGGGAAAATCATAATAAGATAATGAGAACTTTCCTTGAATACGTTTTAAACAATCCGCCAATCTCTCGTGGTCAGTACTATCAAAGTCGTGATTGTTATAATAGTTCTCTGTCTTCCAATATGGGGGGTCAGCATAAACATAGGTAGATGGACTATCATACTTTTGAATAACCTCTTCAAAGTCCATATTCTCTACTTTAGTAATCTTTAAGAAATGTTCCACCCAATCCGGTTTAGATAACTTATCTCGGAATGTAAGATACTTTGATTTATACTTTCCTTTTAAGTCTATAAATGAACTTGTTTCAGGTTTAGACCCCGAAAATACCTGAGCCAACACATAAGCGTATTTTGCAGCAACAACATAATCGTAAGCCTGTACGCTGAAATTGGTTTCAAATATTTCAGCCTGAAACCTGATGAATTGTTCTTTATAAATATCCGGTGTCGGAAACTCACCCCTTTGCTGACAAGGAATATTATTCACTTCTTCTAATAATCTTTCAGGATTCTGAAGACACTGAAACAAATTATAGTTAAGTGGATTGAAGTCGTTATAAACAACTTCTTTTAAATTGGGGTATTTGGTTAAGTCCATATTAAAAAATACCCAAAACATACCTGAAAATGGTTCTATGTATGTTTCAATGTCTTGAGGTATGAATGGAACAATCCATTTACCTATTTTTGATTTACCCCCGATGTATGATAATGCCATAATTTTTTTTTATAAAGATAAGAAATAAAAAGTGAAAAAGCAAGTTTCTATTTCAAATATTTTTCACTATATTTGGTGTAAATTAATATTTATTACTATGGAAACAATCAAAGGACAAATTATTGAGGAAAGAGACATTAATAGTGTTGATGTCGAATCAATTGAAACACCACAAAAAGAATGCAAATCTTGTAAACAAAAAGGATTAACTAAAGGTCAGTGGGGTATGGCTTTATTAGGTGTTTATTTACTATTTGCAGCCATTTATGGGTCTATTAAACTAATTGAAGGAATTAGTCGTTTATTTTAACGACTAACCCCTTTCAAATTTAACAAATAATTTAATAAACAAATCACCTCTATTATAATACCCTTTAGATTTAACTCTAAGGGGTTTTGATGTATCAAAAGTTTTTGGTAATTTAATTGATAGATTTCCTTGTGGGTGTGAAATTTCCAACGTATCTTTAGATAAATTAGTTAAATTAAAATAAGCATTATAAATTAAATCATCTCCGGATTTATCAAAATCACTTTCTTCTTGTACTTTTATCCTTAATACTAAATTACCGTATACTCCATCTTTATAATCTCCTTTATCTTGTAATCTTAAAAATTGACCATCATCAACTCCGTGAGGTAACTTAACAGAAACAGTTTCATTTGTGGTTATTGTTGTTTTTCCGTGACAAGTACCACAGGTTGTTTTATATGTAAAACCATTACCATTACAACCACCACAGGTTTGTCTCATAACCTGAACAAATAATCCAGTACCAATTCTTTGTAAAATAAATCCTTCACCATTACATACAGAACAATTTATTCGTTCACCTCCATTACCATTACACCCACCACACTTAGATTCTCTACTATAGTTGATTGTTTTGTCAGAACCATTAAAAGATTCTAATGCCCCAATAATAACCTCAATAACTTTATCCGGTACTGTTCTCCTTCTTTGAGCATTCATTTGATTAAACATTTCCTCAAAAGGATTAAATCCTCCTCCACCACCACCCATTCCCGCAAAAGGATTTCTTCGTTGGTTGTCATATTGACCTCGTTTATTTTCGTCACCTATTGTATCATAAGCTTGTGAAATTTGTTTAAACTTATTTTCATCACCACCTTTATCCGGATGATGTTCTACCGCTAACTTTCTATAAGCTTTTTTTATTTCGTCTTGTGAGGAGTTTTCATTAACACCCAATATTTGATAAAAATCTTCCATTCTTTACTTATTTTATATTTAAAGTTAAATTATACATTATGAATTATTTAATTGTTCTATTCAAAAATAAAGTAAAAAAGAAAATAATCAAGAAATTTAAGACCTCAAATCGAGCAAATAATTTTTATGAATCTTTATTGGAAACTAGTAACAACGTTATCTTTGATAAACAATATGAAAATGGATTCATATCAAAATATGAAATTGCAATACTTGAAAAGGTGTCAGGGACTTTCTTACCTGTGTTTTTAAAAGACGAATTAGGTAGAAACATTAAAGTTGATTTAGAAGATAATGATTTTTCTATCAAAAAAATTAATCTTTATCACGTTGAGGAATTTATTTTAGACATTTCATTAAACAAAAAAATAAACTCTAATGAGTTTATTAAATTATATTTAAACCCATCCGGATTTAAATTAATATCAAAATTAAATAATAAAATTGTAGTTCAAAATGATGACAAATTTAATTTATTTACATTAAAAAATGATTACGATTCAAGTAGATTTATTGATTCAATATCAGATTTTTTTATGGAACAAAAACGATTTGATTGTATGTTTGTTAAAGATTATTCAAATGCTCAAAGAAAATATCTTTATAATTTATTAATCGAAAATGGTTTTTCTAAGTCTTACTTACAACGTCAGACAACGACCCATCCTTCAATAAAAACATAAATTCAATACCGGAAATATCAATTTTAAACTGAGTAAAATTCCTATCAACATCTCTAAAGTTTTTTTGAACTTTTTTATAGTCATCGTATTTAAGTTCCATTGCCACAGCCATAGTTCCATCAGGAAATAGAGTTTGTAATCCATCAGCAAGAAGTGCCAATTTTTCAATTACCCCATCAATACTTTGTGTAGTTTCTGCCATAATGTTAGTTTTTTAGGTGGTTCAGGTGGTTTTGGGATAATGTCTTCTTTAGTTAACCCCCTTAATTCACTAATTATTTTATTCTTTTCTTTTTGAAGTTGTTTTGGAGTACTCACTATTTCGTTCCCCAGTAATTCCAACTCTTTCAACGCTTTCTTCTTCATCAACTAATTCTATTTTACCGGTCTTTAATTCAAAATTAAGATTTTTTAAACTATTCAAATCTTGTTTTTCAAAAATGGTTTTTAATTCTTCAACTTTGTTTTGAAACAATCTGTCTTTCTCTTCTCTATCGTGATTGTATTTAATAATACTTTTTAAGTTTTGTGACATTTTTTCAACGGACTCTTCACTTATTTCAGAAACAAATGAAAAAAATCTTTCACCATTAATTTTACTAGTTTGTTCCATTACTTTATCTTCATCAACAAATTTTTTAGGTAATTTCCAAGTTGTTGGAAAACTAACATCAAAACTTAAATAACTTTCTAATTTTCTAACAGATTGTAGATAAGGTAATAATTCGGAAAATTCTTTATATAAACTCATAATTAATTTTTAATAATAAATGTTAAACAATACGATATTGTTAATCCAAGAATTATAAGTTCCCATTTACCCCACACAATTGGTTTTGGTGGGGTTGAGAATAGGGAACTTATTATTCTAGCAACCGTTCTAAGAACAGTTAAAACAGAAAAGATAAATACAAATAAAAATATTGTATTAAAGTTATCCATTACTCGTCTTTTTTTCTTTCAGATAAAATCTCTTTTCTTAGAGTATCCAATAATTTTTTTAAATCCTGTGCAGATTTTCTAGCTCTTGTTCCAGCACTGTTATTACCACCAAAAAATTTTGTGGTATCTACTGATAATTCCTCAACTAAAGCTTTAATTTGTTCTAATGTCTCCATTTGAATTGTTTTAATAAATTTATTTTTATATTGATAAAAGTAATTTTTTTTACCCTATTGTAAATACTATCAACATTTTTTTAATAATGGATGTGTTTATCAAGAACTTTATATATGGTAGTTACCATATCTAAATCCGATTTTGTAAAGGATTTTTTGTAATTGAATAAGTCCGTAAAAAAATAACCTATAGAAGTTTTAACCTTATACTCTTTTTGATTATAAAATGTCTCATCAAAAAATGATTCAAAATAATCAAAATGATGACCTCGTTCATCAAATCTTATATTCTCCTGTTTAAAATTAAAAATAATTTTATTCCAACACCATTCAAAATGGTTTCGTTTATCATCATCAGTTAAATCAATCCTAATTTCGTTATTTGAGTCCAATTCACCTAAATAAGTCTTTAAAATCAATTGATTAAGTGAATGAGATAAATCTGAATACAATTCCATTTTTTCCGGAATTATATTATTACTCTTAAACCAAAGGTCTACTTCTTCAGGTAATAAAGGTTTCGATATGTAGCTAAAAAAATTCTCCATAGAGTTTGTCTATGGAGAAATTATAAGGTGTATTTTTTGTTTGTAAATTATTGTGTTTTTCTATTGTAACCAATTAATGATTTCATTCTATCAAACTCCTCATTAATTTGTTTTTGTTTTTTATCTGTAGTTGATTCTAATTTAGCCATTAATTTGTCACCTTTGTCCTGACCAGATTTATCAGATACTATTGGTTGAGGAGATTTGTTATACGCTTTTTGTTTAATCTTACCTAAAATATTATCTTTTCTAATTTTATTACGTTTTTTATTAACGTTTGATTCTCCGGTGTTAGCCCACTCAGGATTATTACCCGTTCTTGAAGAACCTTCAATATTATCGGTTACCCACTCTTCATTTGGATGGATTTCATCATACACTAAATTTTCTTGACCTGCAGCTGTTAAATTATCTATATACTCTTCAACCGCACCCGATGGAATGTATGCTTTTTTATCCATTTTTTCTAATTCACCGTTTCCTTTTGGAAATATTTTAGGATTCATATCATATTCACCTTTAGAACCATCTTTAAGGTAATCTTTCATTTTTTTGGTAACATCCTTAATGTAATCATCATTTTCTTTACCATTTTTTACATGAATTTGTTTGTATTTTTCTAATCCTTTAGGAGAACCACCAACAACTTTAATATTTGTTTTATCTTTCTCTTCCTTAACTATTTTTTCAATTAAATTAATCATTTCAGTTTCAGTTAATCTATACGACTCTTTAACTGGATATTCTTTACCATCCACTTCAAAAGAATCTTCACCATTTTTTTTAGCGTTAGATAAAGCCCCTGAAAACGCATTACCTTCATCCGTTTCAGTTTTTTTACCTTTTCTTAACAATTTGAAATCCTCAGCATCTATCTTATTATTTTTGTTTCTATCCAATTTTCTTTGACGACCTTTTAAAGCCTCATTAATATTTACACCAACACAAAGTTTTTTAGTAACTTCATCATCTTTACCAAACATTTTGATATGTTCCATACAAGTTTTTTCCCCATCTTCTTCAATAGATTCATTCTTAGTAACATAATCAAAATCATCATCTAATGTATTGTCAACATCGTAAATGTCTTCCGCCATAACAGCAGCAATTAATTCAGGATTCTGAGCAGCAAAATTAACAGCTTGTCCCGCAAAATCCACGGCTTTATCAACAAAACTTGGTTCACCATCTTCTTCATACATATCACCACCTTTAGAACCACATTCGTTACATTCACCCTCATACATTGTTCCACCACATTCACAGATACTACCACCTTTGATTTTTGAAACCAAACTATCGGCTTTTTCTTCTAACGTTTCTTTTAGAATTTTAGACACTAAATTATCTAAATAAGTTGTATTTAATTTTTTCATTTTTAGTTTTTTATTATAAATATATTAGTTTTTAACTTTATTACTTTGAAAAGATATTTTCATATTCATAAGCAATAATTGTCTTAATCACATTCTCACTTATATTATGTCTCTGACTAATATTTTGAATAGCTTTCTTAACTTTTTCATTCTCAAATATCTTTAGAGCTTTTATGTCACCTTGATTACAATATGGAAATTTTTGACATTTCTTTTTAACTTGGACAAACTTTCCTCCAGGTATTTGTGTTTTTTTTCTACCTCCCCAATCTTTTTTACTTTGAGATTTCGCCCAAGCTGCGGTAGTTTCGTAAGAACCTGAAGAACCTGAACCTGTAGCTTCAGTAGCCTCAACTTTTTTAACATCACTCTTTTTACCTTCTCTAACACAATTAGGAACCACCTTATCACCTTTCTTTTTCATACCATCTTGTTCATACCCTTTCCAACATTTTTCTTGCATTTCTTGTTTAGTTTCTGAGAATAATGGTCCTGAATAAGCTCCAGCAGAACTAGCTCCTTGTTCTTTAGTTTCTTCTTTATCTTTACCAGGTCTTGAGTATCTATTTTTTTTAATAAACGGGTCAGATACAGTCACATTTGGAACCCCAAACTCATTATCTTTTTCTTTAAATTTATTAAAATTAAAATCTTTTTGTAAATCTTGTTGAAACTGTTTTTTAGCACTTTTATCTTCACCCATAATTGGTAATCCTGTTGTTAATTTACCAACCGGTTTATTAATTTTAGTTTTAGACACTAATTTATTTGACGTACCTTTCTTCATTGGTTTTTTAATCATATTTTTTTTAATTATTTCTTCATTAGCAACTCCATTACTAGGAATGGAATTTTTAAATTCATTTTTAACCAACATTGTATCCGTACCACCGCCAGAACTAGCTAATTGACTATCAATCTCACTTTTTAATTTTGAGGCAATTATATCAGGTTTTATCATAATTAAGCGTTTTTAAGTCTTGGTTCCCAATAACTCCTATTCATCCACATAAATTGGTAAAATTCACGAAACATCTTTAAAGCAATGTCCTTAACATCACCTTCAAGTTTACCTCGTTTAAGTTCTTTAGAAATTGTATCAATTAATTTAGTTTCATATTGTTGCATAGTGGTACTTCCAAAAAAATCTTTAATTTCTTTACGAACCATAACCTCAATCTCTTTTTTTTCTGTTGCCGATAATGCCATAATTATTTACCTATAAAATATGTTGTTGTTACCAAACTTATGAACGACAACGCTTTATAAAAAAAAAGTTTTCTATTTTGCCCTTTCAATTCTTTTTCTAATTTAGACGATAATTCTTGAGATAAACTCAATTGTTCATCTTTTTTACCAATAATAAATTGATTATTTTTATCTTTTTCAGTTAATAAATTAATAACAGTATCTTTATGAAATTCTCTTTCCTCAACTTTAGATAATTTAAGTTGAGTTAAACTTAACTCTTCTTTACATCCATCGTATTTTATTAAGTCCTTATAGACCAATCTTGCTATTTTAGTGGATAACACCACTTTGGTCGTATCTTCTTGAGAATAACAGCTCAAGCTCAACATTACCAATGTGATTAACATTATTAACTTTTTCATTTGTATTATTTTTTACTATTGTTATTGTATTATCAATATGATGAACTTCATTAGTCACTTCGGTAATTTTTTCATTTACTTTAGTGACTTTGTCATCAATTTCTTTATTTACCACTTGGGCGGAATCAACTTTTGTTTGAATCCCATTTATTTTATCTTTATATCCTTGAACATCCGTTTTAATTGTGTTGGTATTAAAAATACTATACACCACCAAACCAATTAAAATTAACGGAAGGATGTTTTGTTTAATTGTTTCCATTATTTTTCAGTTTTTTTTCTTGATGCTAATATTTTAGCCCATTTTGATTTAAATTTTTCATAATAACTTTTTAATTTAGTTAAAAGAGTAATAAATTCATCATCAGCTTTTATCATTTCACCTTCAATATAAACACCGTTTTCTTCCCCAATTGAAAAGAAAAATTCAATATCATATTCAATTAGTTTTCCTGACCACTCAACATTATTTGAGTAAACATTTAATTTATTAAAATCTACTATATCAGACACGTTTGTAGTAAATTCATCCATTGTTTCTTGAAATGCTATCTTTTCATCAGTCGTTAACTCTAAATCAGTTTGTTCTTTTCCATGTAATACTAAAATACCTCCAGAAATTCTATAACCTTGAGTTTTATCATCTCCCGATTCTTCTTCATCATCATAACCATCACCATCAGTATCAGCAGTTTCATAATCAATCGTATCATCAACTGATTTTGATATATTAATTTTACTAGTTACATTATCACCAGTTAAATCAACACCTTGTTCAGTTAATAACTCATATTGTCTACGGATATCTTCATTAATATTATTATTGTTTAATAATCTTCTTGAAGCATCCAATAATTTTTTAATTTCATCGTGTGAATTACTCATTTTTTTATATTTTTTAATAGTTCATTAAAGTTAAAAGCCGGACTTAAATCAGTATAGTTTGCATCAAAATTACTTTTAGAAACTACCCCCATAAATTTTTCAATTCCGGTTATTTTTGTATTATGTTCAACAATTTGTTGTTTAATCTTCATTTCTTTTAACAATTTATCACATAAGGAATAAGTACTTTGTATTTGTTCTTCCGTATATGGTTGCCAAAAAAAGTAATCTCTCCACTTTTTTTCAAACACCTTACCTTTATAAATATCACCTATCCAGTTAATGTAATGGTCAGTTAGCGGTTCTTTTTGTAACCACCCTAAATTTTCTAAAGATATAATAATTGAATTATGATTTATATTGGGGTCTTTGAAGTATTCCGAATGTTCGGTGTTCCCCAATAATTGAACGATTTTACCATCTCGGGTAATAATGTAGTTGGGGATTCGTTTAAACTCCCCATTAAAACGAAACTTCAACGACTGAAGATAGTCGTTGATGTTTCTTGATGTGTGTGTAAGTATTATTTGGTGTTTCTTTTTTTGTTTTCCAACGGGTTTGAACTCACCATATTTAATAATCTCCATAATTCAACATAAGTTAATCTTTATGGTTTAACGTAATTTAACCTATTTGGACGTGGTGGTTCGTGTGTATCCATTCCCGGACTAACATATTCATTTTCAATTAATTCGTCAAAGTAATCTTCTTCTTCAATAGATTCAGATTGATACATAGGAACCTCAACTATTTTTTCAACAATTTTTTCAACAATTACTTCAACCGGAACCTCAACTATTTTTTCAACAATTACTTCTTCAATCACGGGAACCTCAACAATCACCTCTTTAATTACTTCTTTTTCCACAATAACTTCTTTGATTATCTCTTTTACCTCTTCCTTATCAGTTTTACCATCATCGTATTTGGTGAAGAAATGTAAAGATGTTAATGAGATAACCGGAAGTAATCCTCCTTCTAAAAACGCCAACCATCTTTTCATCGCAATAACGTCGTTAGCTTTAGAACCTAACATTTCCCATACCGGTCCGGTTAGTTCCATCCACGATTTAAATAACTCACCTGTTTCATCAATTTCTTTATAACAGAAAAAGATATTACCTATCATTTGAATGAAAGTTATTAATCCGAACATTACCCAAACACCCCCTTTAATTTTATTGGTGGCAGCAACCAATGCCGTCATCGCACCAATTTCAATTGCGATGGATAAATAAATCGCCCAACTAATCGGGTTTGCAATATTATACCAAGAAACAACGTGGGATATTGATATTCCGGCAACTAACAGTATAGGAACCAAAAACATAGCCCTATTAGGGTGTTCAACAACCCAACTCCATATTTTTTTCATTATTTATCTAATTTAGAAATTTCTTGGTCAATCTCAGTTTGTCTATTAACATCTAAGATTTTTCTATCAGACGCTTGAATAGCTCTTTTTTCAGATTTAAGACCTTCAATTTTTATTTCTTTACGAAGTTTAACAGATAATGAATCAACACTATCATTAACATTTTGAACTTTTGTGTTAGTTGTGCAGGTTTTGAAGAAAATAATTACTACAAGTAAAAACATTATTCTAACTCCCCAAGCATCAATAAAATTTAATATTCCTTTCATAATTTTTGTTTTAAGTTTATCATAAAAGTAAAAAACCTTCTACCATAATAAATAGAAGGTTCTAAAATTTTTAAATAGTTATGAGGGTATCACTTAAAATTGTAAAAATATTATTATATTCAAAATAAGGTATTCGTATTAAATTAATTTTATTATTCACACAAAAATCATTTTTTATTTTGTCTCGTTTTTTTGTTATTTCAAACAATTCATCACCCCCAAAACATTCTAAAGAGTTATAATGTTGTTCACCATCATATTCGATACACATATTTTGAGTAGGAATAAAAAAATCAAATCTTAATTTTTTTTCAAAAACACACTCATTAAAAGTTTTTTCACGAATATATTCAATTTCATTATCTTCTAAAAATTGTTTAATTAATATTTCTCCCTTTGATAATTTACAAATAGGACATCCACTTTTTTTATTTAAATGGTCGTTAGGTCTGACCTCAAACATTCCGTGAATTAAACATATTATTTCAACCTTAGTTGTGTTGTTTTTATATTTAACTTTTGAATAATCGTAACTATTTCCGTGAATTTTTAAAGATTGTTCAATAAATTCTTCCGTTGTTGGTTTATACACATTACCACATTTTTGACACCCCACCCCATTAAGATGATGATGGGGTGATTGTAAAAACTCTCCGTGAGTTGGACAAATAATTTTAATCTTACTATCTGTACGAGAATATTCCGAATAAGAATAATCATATTTAAAATTATGAATAATATTAAATCTTTCAATTATATTTTTTTTAACATTATTACTTTTAGATATTGAGGCGTTATTACATTTATTACACCCCACTTTTTTTGATAAATGGTCGTTAGGTCTAATCTCAAATATTCCGTGAATAGGGCATATAATTTCAACTTTACTCCCGTTACTAACATATTCAACTAAAGAATAATCGTATTTATTGTCGTGAATTTTAATAGAATCTTTAATAAATTCTTCGGTTGTTTTTCTTTTACTCATATATATAAATATCACAAAAGAACGGAAAAGACAAATTATTATAGATAATCATATAAACAATCACTTTCATTTCTTATTTTTCTTAGAGCCTTTTGTTTTATCTGTCTTACCCTCTCTTTCGTAAGTCCAAAATCCCCACCAATATCTTCAAGAGTCCTTGGTGTCCCGGTAAGACCATAATAGTCACCCACAATAACTTTTTCTCTATCATCCAAAACATTCAATAATGAATGTAATTGTCTTTTTAGTTCATCTTTAGTATTGAATACCTCATCCGGCATATCCGCTTGGTCATTTCTAATAATATCAACAAGAGTATCACCATCTTCATTGATACTCATATCTAAATCAATCATTGAAGGTAGGTTTTGGAACTTGTCCTCCAACTTACCACCATTAGATTCAATCGCCTTCTTAGCTCTGTGTAAATCCTGAACCACATTAACAGGTAGTCGGATGGTTCTCGCGTTATCATTCAATGATTGTAGAATTGATTGTTTAACCCACCATACAGCATAAGATATAAACCTAAGGTTCTTGGTCCAATCAAAATTTTGAATGGCTTTCATCAACCCTAAGTTACCTTCAGAAATTAAATCGGGAAAGTCTAATCCTTGATTCTGATATTGTTTTGCCACGGTAATAACAAAACGTAAGTTACCTTCCAATAGTTCTTGGTTTACCTCATCAATCTCCCTTGGTGATAAAGTCCCGGACGTAATTAACTTTGATAATTCTCTCTCTCTTTCGGGAGTCATTACCTTAATTTTACGGATATCCTTTAAATACAGGTTTATCTCTTCTTGATTAATTGGAATACCTGAGCTTTTTTCTTTCATATTAATTTGCGTATTTGTTTAGTTGTGATAATTCTTTTTCTGTTAGTGAATTTAAACCTTTATCTTTAATTTTTTCCAATAAATCATCTAAAGATGGTGTACGTTGTTTAATTTTAATTTCATCAATGTCAGTCCACTCATCTTCATCATATTCAAAATCAAAATTATCAACGTTTAAGTTAAAGTTATCTCGGATTTTGTCTTGTATCATTTTTCGTACCTCAA